CGGACAGGGACTCACTGATGCAATTGCAACAATGCAAGTTCAATTAGCATTCAGACGTTACTACATTGTAGGATCACCAAACGATCCAGGCGAAGATAATATGAACAGAGAAGCAACTCTAGGACCAAGACCAGAATTTGATCCGATTGAGGCGCCTCAGAATCCCCTCACCGCTGGATTTATCGAAGGTGCATCAGAAAGAGCAAGAGAAGCGGCTCAAAGAAGTGCTGCTCTGAATATAGGCAACTTTGGTGGCAGAGTAACTTAACTAATTGAATTTTAACATGGAGAACCTTTAATATGACATTACCAGCAATAGAGATACCAGTGTACGAAGTAAAATTGTCTGTATTGAACAAAACAGTGAAGTATAGACCTTACACAGTAAAAGAGGAAAAAACTCTTTTAATGGCTGTAGAATCACAGGACGAAAAACAAATATTTGAAACTAGTCTAAGATGTTGTGATTCTTGTGTTCTCGATGACAGTGTAAAGATAGAAGACCTGTCTATTCTAGATTTAGAACTGCTTATGATTTCAATAAGATCTAAGTCCGTTGGAGAAAGTGTGGATGTTAAGGTTAGTTGTGAAGAATGTGATCATAAGTTAGATGTAAAGGTAGACGTAACCAAAATGAAAGTGAAAAAGAAAGGAAAGCCAAAAGACACAATCATGCTCGATGAGACGTATGGTGTTAAATTGAAATTACCATCCATAGATTCAGTCTATAGTTCACTCGTAAATAAAACTGACGAGTTGACGGCAACCCTTCTTGCTTGTATCGATTTTGTGTATGATAACGAAACAACGTACAGTTTCAAAGATTATACAGAGGAAGAAAAAATAGATTTCGTAGAAAAAATGACAGTACAAAATGTAAAAAAGATAAACGAACTTTTCATAGATAAACTTCCATCCAATTGTATTGATCTGTCCTTTACGTGTCCTTCTTGCAAAACAGAAAATAAAAAGACGGTAGACAACCTCCTTGATTTTTTTATCTAATGAATCTCCACACCACGCTGGAGCAGTATTATAAAACCAATCATCAATTGATGTATTGGCATAAATATTCGATTACAGAACTAGATTCATTATATCCGTGGGAAAAGAAAGTATATGTTGATCTCTTAGCAGAAGAGATAAAAAAAGAAAACGAAAGACAGAATAATAAATGAGATCATTAATAGGCAAGGTAATAGAAATAAAGAACGCAGATCTGAAAAATATATCAGACGGAGCTGTTAATACTTCTACGTCCTCTGTTGTGCTTTTTAATGAAACTAAAAACTTCACCGTAGAGAAACAAAAACAAGCTACTTTCAATATAATTAACCCAAGAAAAGTAATTTTTATGGGTTCTGGTGGGGATGATGATGCGACTACACGAGCAGAAAGAAGAGAAGAAGAACTAGAAAGAAGAAGAAAACGAAAATCAGCCGCTGGACTTCTTCCTGTGTTTGGTGCTGCTGGTGGTGCTTCTGGTGCTTCTGGTGGTGGTGACGATGGTGACGATGGTGGCGATGATGGTGGTTCTGTTGTCCCAAACTTACTTAAAAATGGATTAGCTGGTCTTATCGGAGGAATTACCTCTAAAATTCCTTTCTTTGGATTAATGAAAAAACTAGTTGTTTCACTTCCATTGGTGGTCAGCTCGATATCCAGTTTAATGGGCAGTCCTTTCCAGCCAAGACGGGGCCAAGGAGGGAGCATGGGCTTCCGCTCATCTCGATTCGGTCAAAGTATGGTTGGTGATCGGCCTAACATGAGATCATTTAAGCCATACACAAAACCAACACCAGGCAGTTCTGCATACAGAATGTCGGGAGGTTCTGCGGCCAGTACTTCCGCAAGGAGAGCAGGAATTAGGGGAGCCTCTGGTCTTGGTGGAAAATTATTACTACGGTCGCTTGGCCCGATTAGTTTCGCATATGATATATTTACAGCTTTTATGAAATCCGCTGAGTTCAAGGCTGCTACAAGTGGTATGGCAGAAGATGCAATGCGTAATATCGGCAGACAGGCCACGGCTACGCAAAAATTCGAAATGCAGAAATCATACAAAGGACACCCTGCAAGAAGATATCATGAAGATGCTGCAATTCATTTACAAGTGCATGGACTTAAATTATACAAAGAAGCAAAGAAACAGATGATGGAAAGTGATAATGAACAAACACGGAAAGCCGGTGAATCGCTTACCCAGCGTGATTTCCTTACTCAAATAGGTTCATACTTGCAATTCAAAAACCCCACCCTTAGCGACAACGCAAGGTTTTTTGCCACTAGCATTAACGAGCTTGCGGGCCTGCACAGGAAAGCCGCAGGGGCCCCCGAATCAGATCAAATTATCCCAGACCCGGCGGCTGTTCAGAGAAAGGTTTACGACAGGATGAGTGTGACTCCTGTACTTAGCCAGGAGCCGGCTAATCCTTTTGAACTTGACCGTGCGTTCCATAACTTATTGGGAACACAACCGGAAATTGATGATTTAGGCTTGGGTGGTGCAGCCCGTGGTAAAGATCTTGACACATCATTTCGGCCGACACGAAGTGATGCGGGCCGCGAAGAGGAATATTTGACTACACTAGATTTTTTAAAGCTCATGAATCCGATATTAAAGAATGGTGTATCGAATAGTCAGATACAACAGTCTGATGTTCTTTTCTCAGATTCCAGTGTGCTATCCACACGAGAACCAGACACCGATATTGCTGATCAAACCATACGAACTAATCATGGTGGTATAGACTTCTCTAAGAGCCAGTATGTCGATTAAATAAAAAAAAAGGAGGACGGGCGAACCCGTCCTCCCGAAAGTGCCTCAAAGAATCTCAATCTTCGCTGGCCAACTGATTGAAGTAAGACATCGCATCAGTGTTTTCGTCAAACGTAGAGAGACTCTCCTCTCTCTCCGAGACACTTTCTGTGTTTTCTGTGGTAAGGGTTTCAGTTTCTGCTGAAGCCGTACCACGCTCATCACCACCAAGAACTTGATCAAGCCGCTGCTTGAGTTCATCATAGCTCTTGAAGTTGGATTCAGCAGTAAACTCACTGAGCTTGTACTGACTCTTCCAAAGTGATTCGAGCTTTTCATCATCTCCGCTGAAGAGAACGGAGGTTGCTTCGAATTCTGACTTGTCATAGTTGACGAAGCCAGAAACCTTACGCACCTTGAGCTTGAAGTTTGCACCCTTCCAGTAATCGAATGGATTGACTGGTTCCTCATCTTGGAATTCGGGATTCATTGCTTCAAGACACTTGTCGTGAATCTTCTTTCCGTACTTGTAGAGAAAGACCTTACCTTCGTTCTGAGGATTCGCGGGATCGCTAATCACCAGAATGTTGGAGAAGTATGAGAGACGGCGCTTACGCTCACGCGCAATATCCTTATCACTCTCAACTCCACTGTTCCAGAGACGACTGTTCATCTCGGAAACGGGATCCTTCTGACCAAGTGTAGTCAGACTGTTCTCGATAAACCAACCACCTGGTCCCTTGAACCCGTGGTTGTACACCTTTGCCCAAGGCACATCGCCATCACCATCACACGGAGGGAGAAAACGAATAACAGCATAACCATTACCAGACTTGTCCAGTTCAGGTCGCCAAATGCGATCGTCGGTGTAACTCTTCTTTTTGTCCATTGTTTCCATCTTCGACTGAAGACTGTTAAGACTGGACTCTGACTTCTTCTTAAAATCTGCAAAACTCATGTTGCATTCCTTCCCCGAGGAACTACCTCGGCCTTGTAAATTGACTGGGAACTCCCCAGTTCTGTTAGATAAGTATACCCCATTCGAGACATGATGTCAAGTTTAAATGGGTAATTTTGCGGTTTGGGGAAGCATGTTGAGGCTTTCCCCTTCTGCCTGAATCTTCTCTATGATCGGCTTTGATAAATACTTTGCCGCAAAGGCAGGTTCTAGATCGTACTGATCACAAAGCCCTACGATGGCATCAATATACGATCCACCATACTCTTCTACGGCTTTCTGTAATTCTGTGGTAAATAGTCTTTCAACTTCTTCAAACATAATATATCCCTTTCAATTCAAGAATTATAGTTCAAACACCACAGTCTAACAAGTATATATATTAAGAATATTCAAAATTCTCAGGAGATGGGACACAGATGACTGATCCAAACAGAATCGTAGTAGTTGAAGGAGTAACAAGCTCTTTCATTGCAACAGATACCGTTACCGTAAGCGGAGCTACCCAACACTTTCAATATGTAAAGCTCGCATGGGGCCCAGATGATACCGTTAACCTAGTTGACTCTGCAACAGGAAAGCACATTCCTGTTCAGCTTTACGCTGGTGGTAGTGCAATCACTACAACTGGTAACGCTTTGGATGTAAACATTGGTGCTAGTGACATTACTGTTGCAACTCTGCCCTCGGGTGGTACTCTCGATTCTGTCACAATTGTCGGTGGTACTTTGGATGGAGTAACCATCGTCGGAGGCACAATCGACAACATCTCCTCCGCTACTGTTTCTGGTGGTACGCTGGATTCAGTTACAATCGTTGGTGGCACAATCGACACCATCTCCTCGGCCACCGTTGTCGGAGGAACCTTAGACGCAGTATATGTCCAAGGTGCTACGATTGGCACTGTTTCTACTGTTACCACTGTTTCCGCCGCATATATTCAAGGTGCTACGATAGAAAATGCAACTGTTGTTGGAGGCACCATTGATACCATCTCCACGATAACAAACAATGTGAATGTTACTGCTACCGACTTGGATATTCGAGGACTAACCCTCGGTGAAATAGGATTCAGTGGTAACACACTCTCCACATCAACAGACTCTGTAGTTGTTCAGGGTGTAAGCGGAGGGTTCCCAGTTTCATCGGGAATATATGGGGCATGTGCCGGATCAAGTTTTGGTAACGCTATCGGAGCATCTGGTGACGCACTGAAAGTCGCCGTTGTTGGCGCAGAAATAGCAGCAACTGTAAACGTAGGACCTGAGGTGGCTGTTTTCAGTAATGACACACATCTACAGGTTTCTGGAAGTTCTGCTGGTGCTTCAGATGCACACCCAATTATAGTTGGAGGTTGTGCAGCAGCAGGAGCAATACCAGTTTCCCTTCATGGTGCTTGTGGTGGTGCAACCATCGACGTTAGTGGATCAGAGGTAAAGATCGCTAGTGGTGCAGTAACAGCTACCGTTTCTGCGACCGATCTTGATATTCGAGGTCTCAGTTTTGGTGTTGCAGGATATACGGGCCCAGCAGCCAGCACAGCAGACAGCGTTGTAATTCAAGGTGTTTCTGCGATGTATCCTGTTCATAACGTTCTATATGGATTCTGTGGGGGCGATGCCGAGTCCGTTGCGCTGGGACTCACTTATGATGGAGAAACACCAATTCTTCGAACCTCCCTTGATCCTCGCTTTGCAACGAATGCAAATGCTCTACAGGTTCAGGGAAGGTCAGACGGTCTTACTCTCAACCCAATAACGATACAAGGTGTGTGTGCCGATACCCACGGCGATCCTTTGGTGGGTGTGACGTTTAATTCCCTTCCCACTGAGACAGTGGTGGGTGGATCGTCAGCGGACACCCTCAAGACATTCCTACACGGAATATGTCTAGCTAATGACGTTGGGGATGACGTTGTTTTACCTGTTGGTGTCTCTGGTGACGCACTCCATGTTTATATGGATGACATCAGCGTAAATGCGACCATTAGTAGCACAAGCATCGATGTAAACAATACTGTTGCAGTCAGGGGAGCAGCCGCCAATACAACTGGTGTATATGTCACTGGTACAGGTGGAACCGTTGGACAATGGCCTGTGTTCGTTTCGGGATTTGAGATTAACGACACTGACGGAATAACCTTCGCCCCAGTCGGAGTGACCTACGAACACTTCAATGAACTCGAAGGTTTGTCTGGTGGAATCACCTCCATCAACAACATTCTGTTCGGAATGTGTGGAGGAATTGACGGTGTGACTGCTGGACTGTTCGACCACATCGATACGATACACGATCAAGCCTCATTCACAAACATAGAAGAAGCCGTTGGTCTAAAGGGCACCTCAGAGACAGACATCGTTACCGCACTCTCTGAACTTCATGGTGCATACGTTACAGACGACACAACTCCAACAACAATTCCTGTTTCGGTTGCTACTCCGACAACAATCAGAACCGCCAAGAAAACCGCACCGACCGGCACGGCGGAAACGATTTCGACGAATGGCGAACCACTTAGTTCAGGAGTAAGAGTTAAACTTCCTACCAGTGCAGGTACAGCAAACGTATTTGTTGGTGGAGAAGGAGTGAATTTGACAAACGGATACTTACTCGAAGCTGGTGATGATGTCTTTATCGAAGTAAACACAATGAACAAAGTTTTTGTGATCGCAGAAACAACAGCAGTAGATGTATATGCAATAGGAAGTTGATAGAATATGCCTGAATTGAATGTTATACCATATGATGAAAATAAAGGTGAGTGGTTTCCGTATCAGGGTGAGGAAAACGACAACACCAGATCCAGAGCGATGTACTTCTTTCATAACTCATTGGGAGAAGTGGCATCTAATGTACAAATTGGATTTTCGGATCAAATAACCACTGGTGGTGGTGGTAGTAGTACTAGCTGGACAGGTCCAGCAGATGACATACAGTCATGGCCAATAAAGGACCTGGAGACTGGAGAACCCATTGAGAATTATTCTAATAATTCCGCCGGCGAGGCCTCTTCTTGTTACAAATATCGAATACAGTCCGGGCAGGACGGTGTCGGACTACCGTTTAGGTTTAGAATCGTAGTATGGAAACCTAACAATGATACACCAGAAGATTTAGCGATATACAATCGTTACTTGAACGCATTAAAATTTATGTTCTCTAGTGACAACACAAGTTTAGAAATTACTAGGGTGGACGACTTAAGCGGTAATAATTATGAGCCTTCAGAGGAGCTTGTTGGTGCCTTGCCGATGGCTGATGTTGTAGATTTACCAAGTGTTGAAAGAATTGACAACGCCGGCGCAGCTCCCCGTGCAAATAACGACTGGGCAATTGATGACCGAGAATCTGGGAACAATGATGGTTTCGTCGCCTTAGCAAGACGATTGCAGGAAGTCGATGGCCTTATGCGTTTACCAGCACTTGAGTCACGTATTGACTGGGAAGTGACTGATTCTGTCGGTACGATAGATTGGAACGCAGTAGCCTCACAGACGCAAGGTAGTGGTACAACCACCATCAACGGATTTTTCATGATTGACCCTAACTCTGATCTTGGCTATCAAATTGGAGATTATCTTCTTTTAGAAGCCGCCGACGAAGAAAATGAATTTCATAACAGAGTAGTTTTCGTCAATGAAGTACGAACAATCAACGATGGTACAATAGCATATGAAATACAACTATTAGATGACATTGGATTCTTTGATGAAGTTCCAGAAAACTTTACTATCACCAAATTGACCAACGCACCAAAACTAAAAATCAAGTATAGAATACCAGACGTTGGTTCAAACGATGAAGCAATTACCATAGTAGATGATCAAGGAGATGTGAACTAATCATGGCATACAATTACGGATCATCAGAATCAACAGCAGGATGGCCAGATGACACCCCTGCACGTATTGCTTTGTTTTCGGGTGATGACGCACTGATACCCGAGTTTGGATGTGGGACCGATGGTGATAATACTTTTAGTCTTTTCCTAAAAACAACATCATCCACCAATGTTGATGACGTGACGTTTTCTAGAGAGAGTGCATGGAGAAAAGCCTATAGATTTCTTAATAGGTTTGACACTGTTAATATTAGCATGGACAGGTTCGGTTCGCCAAATGATGGTGATGGTAGTGCGACATACAATGCAAAACGAAGTTTCTTTGAAACTACTACAAACTATGAAACACCCTTCGATCACAAACCCCCGTGTAGGTTTCCATTTTTTCCATCTTCCAATCAGACTATGGATGGACTAACAAGTCCTCTGATAGAATTGGTATACTCTATGGCACTCAACAACATCGACATTGCCGCCGATGACTGGGATGGTCGGTTGAGCGATCAAGGTGTCCAATGGGCTATTGGAGCTAAAGGACTGGGCTTAATACAAAATACAACTCCAGATGCTATGGAATTTTCTCTTCTAAAGCAAAATGGAAAAATAGACACTACTCGAACAGTTATCCCAGCTTATTCTGGTGAGATTTTATCATTCCAACCTAATCTGAATACCGCCGATGATAATTTGGGATTTGGTTATATGGGAAATACTGAAAACGGCTCTATAATTTACATAGACATCACCGAGACCGATGAAGTGTT